GGAACAATAACTGGTAACAGAACAGTTTCAATACCTTTAGACATCGAAAGAATGTACATTATAAGAAATTCAACATCGGGAGCTTACACAGTAGAGTTTCAATATGTTTCAGGCTCTGGATCAAGCGTTACATTTGCAGCTACGGATAAAGGAACTAAATTGCTTTATGCTAAAGCCGATGATGGAACAAACCCTAACATTATTGATGTTGGAATGGTCGATTTAACAGGAGTTCAAACTTTAACAAATAAAACTTTAACATCTCCTGCAATTGGTACTTCAATTTTAGATACCGGTGGAGCTGAGTTGTTAAAAGTTACAGCAACAGGATCAGCTGTTAATGAGTTGACCCTTGCAAACGCAGCAACAGGTAACAATCCAACACTATCAGCAACAGGCGATGATGGTAACGTTGGTATTGATTTAACGCCAAAAGGTTTAGGTGCTGTAAAATTAACTAGCCTCGGTAGCATTGAAGCTCTTCAAGAAAGAGCAACAGTAGCTGCTACAGGTACAACTGGAACAGTAACTTTCGATTTACTTACACAAGCAGTGCTTTACCATACATCAAACGCTGCTGGAAACTTCACAGTAAATTTTAGAGGCGATGGCTCAAATACTTTGAACAACACTATGAACACAAACGATTCAATGACGGCAGCTTTCATAATTACAAACGGAGGTACACCTTATTACAACAGTGCTGTCCAAGTAGACGGATCAGGAGTAACTCCTGAGTGGCAAGGTGGAGCAGCCCCTACTGCTGGTAATGCAAGTTCAAACGATATTTATACATACACAATAATCAAAACTGGAGACGCTACATTCAAAGTTTTTGCAGCTCTTTCACAGTTTGCATAATAGGAGATAAATTGGGATGCCAATTATAGGATCGAGAGGAGCAGCTTCAGCAGTTGGTTTCGGACAGAGATCCGGAGCTGCAATATTGATTGATGCTTCAGGTGGTTCAGTTGAAGAAATCGGTGATTACAGAGTTCACACATTTACAGCAAACGGAAATTTTGTTGTAAATGATATTGCAGGAAGTTTACCCAGTCCAGCACAAGCAGTTGATTATATTGTTGTTGCCGGAGGCGGTGGCGGCGGATATTCATATGGAGCAGGAGCTGGTGCGGGAGGATACAGAGAATCTCACGTAGAAGCTATTTCAGGTCCTTACACTGCAAGTCCATTAGCAGCAACTACATCAATCCCTATATCAGCATCACCAGGAACTTACCCTATCGTTGTTGGAGCTGGTGGAGGACAATCAGGTCTTTATGCCGATGGACAAAATGGAAGCCCTTCAAGTTTTTCTACAATTAGTGCATCTGGAGGAGGCGGCGGAGGCGGAACAGGCCAAGGCCCAGGAAATCCAGGAGGATCCGGAGGCGGAGGCGGTAAACAAAGTGGAGCCCCTGCAGGATCTGGAAACTCAGGAGGTTTCTCACCACCTGAAGGACAACCGGGTGGACCAGGATCTCCATCGACTGGCGGCGGAGGCGGAGCCGATTCAGCAGGCACGGGAGGAAATGGCTCGGGCACAGGAGGTGCGGGAACTTTCTCAGCTATGTCAGCGGTAGCAGGTATTCATGGACCTAATGCAAGTTATAGATATTATGCTGGTGGAGGAGCACCAAGTCAAAGTCCAGCCCCAACGGGAGCTGGAGGAATAGGTGGAGGTGCAAAAAATCCTTACAATACAATTAACTCACCTAGTCCAACTTATAATTTTAATAAAGGACAACCAGGAACCGGAGGCGGTGGAGGCGGAGATTTCATTAACGAACCACAAGTCGGCGGTCCAGGAACTGTAGTAATAAGATACAAATATAAATAATATGAAAATCTTTGGAAAAATAGACGAAAACAATATTGTTCTTAGCGTTTCTGTAGTAGATGAAAAAGACACATCAGATGAAAACGGACAAATAGTAGAATCTATAGGACAAGCATTTTGTGAAAATTTGACTGGATGGCCTGCATCTCAATGGATCATGGAGGGAGGCGATAGAAAAAATCCTATTGGCGTTGGTGTAGAATGGGATCCAGTTAATAAAATTTTTTGGCCACCACAAATTTTTCCATCATGGACCAAAGACATTGCAACAGCTGCATGGGTTTCACCAGTCGGTCCAGAACCAGAATTAACAGATGAAGAGAAAAGTCAGGGTAAACAATACGTTTGGAATGAAGACTCTGGTGCGTTTGAATTAGTTACAATATCTGAATAATTTTTAATTAGTTTTACTTACATCATATAATATTATAAAACATAATCTGCGATGAATAAAAAAATTCTCTCAGAGGTTGATATGTATGAAGGTAGTATAGTCCTACCTAAAAATCATGAAATTGATAGATATAAAATTAAATCCGATATTTTACAGTCAAAATTAGAGAATAAAACAGTAAGCTCAAATCCTTATCATTTTGCACATTGTGATTATTCTATTGAAACTTCCAATCCTTTAAACTTAGTAAGATTAACCGTACCAGAAAAAATTTTTGTGTATCACAAATTACTAACTGAACCTAGATTATCTTTTGGAAACGTATTTGAACCTAAACAACAATCTTTTTTTAGAAGTATGGTAGATCCAACAAATATTAAAGAATCACCTGATTATGTGATGATTTATGGTGTGGACGTTGATAAAAATGCCTCTGTTGTTTTAGAGATAAAAGACAGAAGAGGAGTAAATAGACTATCAGTTTATCCAATATCTAATAACCATTTCATTATGTTCCCAGCTTATTTAAGATTTTTTATTAATGAAAATGAGTCATTTCAAACAAATATTTTTTTAACAACCACTTATGTTAAATTATAAAATAGTAGATAATTTTTTACCAAAAAAGAAGTTTAAAGAATTGCAAAAAGAAATAATTCTAAGTCACGAGTTTCCTTGGTTTTACAATAATTCAACATCAAACTCTGATGCTAAAGATGGCTATTATTTTACACATTTATTTTATTGGCATAAAGCGGGTGAGTCTAGACACTATAATATAATCAAACCTATTCTTGATAAATTGGACGCTGAATTTATATTAAGAATAAAAGCAAATTTTTATCCACGCACTCATCAGATACAAGAGCATGGTGTACATACTGATTTTCCATTTAAACATAAAGGATTTATTCTTTATATTAACAGTAATGATGGTTTTACAAGGTTAGGTGACGGCACTATAATTGAAACTATAGAGAACCGAGCTTTATTTTTTGACTCATCTATACCACATAATAGCACTACCTGCACAAATGCAGAGGGAAGGATTAATATAAATATTAATTATTTAAAATGAACTTACAATGGAAATACTGGTACTTTAAAGAAGCCATATCACCTAAAATTTGTGATGAAATAATTCATCATGGTCTTTCTCAAAAACATAGAGAACAAGTAGCTTTTACTGGTGATGCAAAATTTCAAAGAGATCTAATGAAAAAACCACCAACAAAAAAAGAATTAAAAGATTTAAGAAAAACAAGAAATTCTAATGTGACTTGGTTAAATGATAGATGGATATACGATGCCATACAACCTTTTGTAAACATAGCTAACAAAAATGCAAATTGGAATTTTGAGTGGGATTTTAGTGAAAATTGTCAGTTTACAAGATATTCAAAAGGGCAGTTTTACGATTGGCATTGCGATAGTTGGGAGAATCCATATGACAAACCTGGAACACCTGAGCATGGTAAAATAAGAAAATTATCTGTAACAGTAAGTCTATCAGATCCAAAAGATTATGTTGGTGGAGAATTAGAATTTGATTACAGAAATAGAGCACCTCATCAGAAAAGTTATTTAGTAAAATGTAAAGAGATTGCTCCAAGAGGTTCAGTTGTAGTTTTTCCTTCTTTTATGTGGCATAGAGTGTGTCCTGTAAAAAGGGGCACTAGATATTCATTAGTAATGTGGAACTTAGGGTATCCTTTCAAATGAAACATGAATTAAAGGTTCATAACTTTTATAATTTTGGATATCTGAGCACAAAATTACCAGAATCATTGTACAAAAAATTATATAAAGAATGTTCTGAAGCAAGAAAAAATACAAAATTGAAAACAGGATTAAGTTCTACTGGGGTGCCTGAGCATTTTTATATTGAAAAAAACAAAAAAGAATTACTTGAATTTATTAAATTTTGTCATCAGACCTATGAACAAAACTTTCCAGGTATTGCAGATCTTAAAATATTAACAGACGACTTACCTTTTAAATATGGTGATCCATGGGTCAATTTACAAAAACAACATGAATTTATTCCTTGTCATAATCACGATGGAGTTTTAAGTTATTCTATTTGGATGCAGATACCATATGATAGTCGTGGACAAAAATATGCTGGAAACTTTAATTTTGTATATCAGGACATATTAGGTAGAACTCGGACTGAGGTTATAAACTTATCTAAAAAAGATGAAGGGACTCTACTTATGTTTCCGTCAAAGCTAAGTCATATAGTCTATCCTTTTTATAAGAATAAAAAAATAAGAATGGCTGTTTCTGGAAATATAAGATTAAATGCAAAACCATGAGTTTTAAAAAAAATAAATATACAATAATTAAAAAAGCTATATCGAAAGACCTAGCTACTTTTTTGTATAACTACTTGTTGATGAAAAGACAAGTGGCTAAGACTTTGTTTGATTACAAATTCATTTCTCCTTTTACAGAATATTTTGGTGTTTGGACAGACAAACAAGTTCCAAATACTTACTCACATTATTCTGACATAGCCATGGAAACTTTATTACTTAAATGTCAACCAGCTATGGAAAAAGCTACAAAGACTAAACTCATCCCAATGTATTCTTATACACGTATTTACAAAAGAGGTGACGAGCTCAAAAGACATAAGGACAGACCCTCGTGTGAGATATCAACCACTTTAAATCTTGGTGGAGATCCATGGCCAATATATTTAAGTCCTACAGAAAATGTTGGTTTTCCTGATGGTAAAAATATAACTACAAGAAGTAACGCTAAAGGTAAAAAAATAAATTTAAAACCTGGTGATATGCTTGTTTATTCTGGCTGCGTATTAGAACATTGGAGAGAGAAGTTTCAAGGGCAAGATTGTGTACAAGTGTTTTTACATTATAACAATTCTACATCTCCAATCGCAAAACAATTTGATGGTAGAAATCATTTAGGTTTACCTGATCATTTTAAAAGGATTAACAATGGCTAATCATCCTCCATACTGGTATTGGGACAACAAATTAAATTTAAAAGAAGTAAAAAAATTAAATAAATTAATTATGTCCGAGTATGATTTTATAGAGCCAATTAAACATAAGGCATACAATGAAGATGGCTCACTGAAAAAAAATACAGATTCTTATGTCATCACTTATAAAAAAGTTAAGGTTTATATTTCTAAATTATTAGATTTAGTTTATAAAACGAATCGAGAAACTTTTGCATATGATATATGGAAGTATACTGATATAGATACTTGTCTATACAATATTTACAAATCTGATAAATCATCTAATTATGATTGGCACATAGATGAAGATCAGAATCCGTATGCTGATATAAAATTTACAATGATAATAAATCTTTCTGAAAAACCTTTTGTAGGAGGAGATTTATTTTTACAACAAAGTCACCAGTACAACGTAAAAGAATTAAGAAAACCTGGAACATTTGTTATCTTTAAGTCTCATACTAGACACATGGTAACTCCTGTTACACAAGGAGAACGAAAAAATTTAGTTTTATTTTTAACAGGACCTAATTTTAAATGAGCTATAAATTTTATTATTCAGGACCTTTGATATTTCAATCAAATCTAACAAGTGAACAGCTAAGTAAACTAATTGGTTTGTGTAAAAAAAATAAAAAACAACTATGGAATAAAAATCTAGCTGGACTTATTAAAGAAGAATATAGAATAGAAGATCAAACAGCTTTGCAAAAAATATTGGAACCGCATTTAATTTATTTTAAACAAGCCTATGAAAATTGGTATCAGAGCAGCTTTAAAAAAATATCTATTTCAGAGGCATGGGTAAATTTTATGAAAGCTAATGAATCTAACCCAATACACACACATACACGTTGTGATTTTTCTTCAGTAATCTATATAAGTTTTCCTAAAAATTTTAAAAAAGAAATAGACAGCACAGTCACTAGTGGTGCAAAACCAGGAGATATAAACTTTTTGATTAATGCACAAGATACACCTTTTTATATCAACATGAAAACATTGACCCCTCAAATAGGAAATTTTCTAATGTTTCCAGCATCTCTGCCTCATCTAGTGAATAGTTTTAAGAGTAAAGGTGAAAGAATAAGTGTGGCTATAAATTTTAAAATTAGTTAATGATTGTAAAAAGGTTTGCTAAAAATCTAACTAACATAGAGTATCCAAAACAAAAATCATCTTGGAATATTGCAGGAGTTATTAAAGGACAAAACGCTTTTTACAAATTTGATGTTAGAGGTTTAATTAAAGAATCACAAAACAGAGGTTATAAAAAGGGTAGTTTGAATTCAAAAGCAGATAAAATGGTTTTCGAATTCAATGATCAATGGATAATACTAGATATGGACGAATTAACAAATCACGTGCAAAAACATAATCTTAAGGATCTTGAGCTCAGTGATTTAGTAGACAGGCTAGAATGGACTATAAAACTCCCTAAAGCGGTTGAGTAGAAAACCCAGATTGAATATTGTATAATTCAGAATGCCTTTAAATTTTGTAAACATAAGACCAGGGTTTAACAAGCAAATCACTCCTACTGCAGCTGAAGGTCAGTACATAGATGGAGATAATGTTAGATTTAGATACGGATTGCCTGAAAAAATTGGTGGTTGGGAACAGCTTACTGGAGAAACTATAGTTGGAGCTGCAAGAGCTCAACATCAATGGACAGACTTAGATGGTCGAAGATACGTTGTGATAGGAACACACAAAGCTTTAATATTGTATTACTCTGAAGCTTTTTACGATATCACACCAGTTGAAGCTGCTGTATCTGGTGTAAGTTTTGATACCACTAATTCATCTACAACAGTCACTGTGAATTTAGGTTCACATGGATTTGAGGTTGGTGATTTAATTACGTTTAGTATTTCTGTGGCACCCACAGGTTTTTCAGCTTCTGATTTCGATGGCACGTTTCAAGTTGTATCTGTTCCGACAATAGATACTTTTACAATCACTATGGATGTGGCTTCTTCTGGGACAGCTTCATTATCAGGAACAGCATCAATAATTCCTTATGTAAAACCAGGACCTCTAAACCAAACGTTTGGTTTTGGTTGGGGCACAGGTTTATGGAGTGGATCATTAGCAGGTGCAATATCTTCTACGTTAAATGGTGCGTTAGCTGATGATGCACAAGGTAACAATGGTTCTGCTACAAACATAACTTTAGCAAACGCAACAAATTTTCCATTAACAGGAACGATCCTTGTTGGTGGTGAATTGATAACGTACACCGGCAAGTCATCAAACGATTTGACTGGTATTACAAGAGGTGCTCTTGGTTCAACAAGAAGCTCTCATTCTACTGGAGCCATTGTGCAAGATGCAAGAAATTTTATTGGATGGGGTAGTGCCTCATCTGCCAGCACAGTTGTGCTTCCCTCAGCAGATTGGTCTTTAGACAACTTTGGTCAAAATTTAGTTGCAACTGTTTTAGATGGAAGAACTTTTACTTGGGAGCCCATCAATGTAAATTCTAATGCACCACAAACAAGAGCTGTTGTTGCTACTAACAATCCAACAGCTTCAGTAATGACAATCGTATCAGACCAAGATAGACATTTATTTCATCTTGGCACTGAGACAACCATAGGCTCAGCAGGCACTCAAGATAAGATGTTTATAAGATTTTCTGATCAAGAAGATATTTCTGATTATGCTCCTACATCAACAAATACAGCTGGTACTTTTCAACTCGACGATGGCACAGAGATAAGAGGAGCAGTAAAAGGTAAAGATTATATATTTATTTTGACTGACACTGCTGCTTATATCTCACAGTTTGTTGGTCCGCCATTCACTTTTTCTATAAGAAAAGTTGGATCTAATTGTGGTTTAATTGGTAAACACGCATTAGTTTATGCAGATGGTTTAGTTTATTGGATGGCTGACTCTGGAGGATTTTTTGTTTACGATGGTACAGTCAAGAGTTTACCTTGCTCTGTAGAAGATTTTGTATTTACAACAAATAACACTGGAGATTTAGGACTAGAATTTGACCAAGCTAAAAAAACTTACGCTGGGTACAATACACTATTTGGAGAAGTAACTTGGTATTACCCTAAGTCTGGTTCAAGCACCATCGATAGAAGCGTTACATTTAATTACGGAGAGGGAGTTTGGACTACAGGATCTTTAGCTAGAACGACTTACTATGATGCTCAACTTTTTGACCACCCTTATGCAACTGATTTTAGTACAAGCACAGTGCCATCATTTCCAACTATAAAGGGAGTATCTGATGTAAATGGAGCAGCAACTTTTTATGAACACGAAAAAGGCACTGATCAAGTTAATACTTCAGGCACGACTGCTATACTTGCAAATGTGCAGTCTGGAGACTTTCAACTTGCATTAGATGGTAATGGTGAAGTCTTTACAAAGATTAGAAGATTTATCCCAGATTTTAAAAGAATTACAGGTGATGCACAGATAACTATAAATTTAAAAGATTTCCCTGTGGATACAGCTGCATCATCACCTTTAGGTCCATTCACTATTTCTAGTTCTACTGAAAAAGTTGATACGAGAGC